AATTATGGTGGTGGTGCTGGTTCATATAATGGAGGTACAAATCAATCAAATACATCTGCGTATAGGACTGGCGACGGGTATTGTGTGATAACAAAGATATAATAACTCTTTACTTATGATAATATATGATGAATAGAAATGAAATATGTCACACATGTCAGTTCCAAAACATAGACGAAGAACAAATCAAATTATATGAACATATAAATCAACTCGTCGACGAAGCTGATAAATATGCAATTGCACATTGGTCTCAATTATCCAGACAAGAACAAGGTAAATGGGCGAACTATATAAGCAAGTTACGAGAAGTACAACATTCTAATATAAACACAGAACTACCCATACCACCTACACGGATAGATACAAGAAAAATATAACTACATATTATATGACAGGATTGGCCAGTGATGGTTATGAACCTACCCCCGAAGAACTGGCGGTAGTGGAAGCTGAACAACAACGTAAAATGGATGCAAAAGAAAAGCTCAGACAAGCTCGTAACGCGCTTCTAGACGCGACAGATAAATACGCCACACCTGATTATCCAATAAATGACGAAACACGTAAAAAATGGTTTCATTACCGTCAACACCTCCGAGACCTTCCAGTCATGTCTTCACCCGATCTCGATGAAAACGGGGAACTCACAGGTGTCGAATGGCCCGTTGCTCCTAACTAAATACTCCTAAATCTTGATTAACTACGTATTCATATTTAATAATTCTCTCCGGATATATTAGATGGTGAATAGCGAGTTGCGACGTCACAAGCTAATGGAAAAAGCTATCAAAAAATTGATGGCTGCCAATTTACCACCGACTTTTAAGTTTAAAGACACATATGATTCGATTGAAGTTCCAGCAGAATATCAACAACACTTGCCAACACAATCACAATTGGAAGCTGAATTTGATGCATTGATAGAAGCGGAGACATTATTGCCTACCACAACAACGGACATAGAAAATCTTGACATCATTTCCGCAAATGTGTATTCTAACACCGCCACTGGAAGAGTTGGTATCGGTACGGCATCTCCCGCAGGGACACTTCATGTACACTCATCGGATTCAATTATCGTACCCTCAGGTACGACAGCACAGAGAAACTCGTTGCCTATTAATGGAATGTTGAGGCATAATTCACAAACTGGATACCTCGAAGTGTACACACCTAAAGGATGGGGATCTCTCGCGTCACCCCCAACCATTACATCTTTAAGTCCAAGTGCAGTCACACCAGCAGCCTCAAATGGCACTGTGCTAACAATCAATGGGTCCTTGTTCGATCAAAACGCATCCGTCGAACTTCGTAATGAGAGTGGCGACTTATACTCGACTTCAAACCCTGCATTTACAAACTCTGGACTCATCACTGCAACCTTGGGGTCACTTGCACTTGGAACGTACACAGTGATCGTGACAAACGGATCTGGTCTTTCAGTAGACAGTACGAGTACATTCTCTGTGAATGACCCACCAGTGTGGAATTCTCCAGCGGATGGGGCAACTCTATCGTTCTCCACATCTTCGAGTACCACAATCACCCTTTCCGCGACCGATCCCGGTGGAAGTGCCGTAACATACTCTCTCGTATCTGGAACCTTGCCATCAGGTCTAACCCTATCCGGGAATACGATAAGTGGTACATCAGGTGCTGCCGGTGGAACCTCAACCCAAGTGACAATTCGAGCCAGTGATGGCACTGTATTCACCGACCGAAGTTTTACGATTGAAACTGCTGCATTACTCTATCCATTTACATCACACACGTTTACGAATACTGGTTTAACGGGTCGTACAGGACCAACACTCACACAATTAAGAACTGCGTATAGTGGTGTATCATGGAGCACAGATACAAATTATTTAAATGTGGTCACGCAGGGAATTCAGGAATGGACTGTACCACAAACAGCAAATTATACATTTACATTGGGGGGTTCTCGGGGAGGGGAACCTATTACTCAAACTACACCTGGTGGTTATGGTGCATTGGTATCAGGAACGTTTTATTTACAAGTGAATACTATATTAAAAATATTAGTAGGACAAACACCTATAAAAGCAACAGGTGGTAGTAATAGTGGTGGTGCTGGTGGTGGAGGAACTTTTGTAACTTTGAGTGATAACACACCTCTATTTGTTGCCGGCGGTGGAGGAGGTTGTGCAAATTATACCAGTGTACAATTAAGTAATCTTGATGGTCAGAGTACCGCTGGTGACCCATATTATGTATCAATTGGACGTGTCAACGCTGGTGGTGGAGGTGGTTCATTTTATTCAAATAGTACGAACGCAAATTGGGGAAGATCCTTCGTGAATGGTGGAGAAGGTGGTACAAATAGTACTGATGGTGGGTTTGGTGGTGGTGGGGGTTCATATTATGCTAACGCTTATGCTGCTGGTGGAGGTGGATACTCTGGTGGTGATGAAACGGATTACCTCGGAAATCCTTATAGTGGAACACATGGAGGAGGTGGAGGATCATTTGCGAGTTCAAGTGCCACATCAGTGTCTATTACACGTGGGGGTAATACTAGTACACTCGTTGGATTCGTTACTATTACGAAAATATAATGAATACATACTATAAATGGATATCGCTGGTAGTGCAGGTGATCCCACCCCCGAAGAAGTGGCGGCAATGGAAGCCATACAACAACGTAAAGCGGGTGCAATGATAAAACTACGAACCGAACGTGATGTACGTATCAATACAACAGATAAATACGTCAGACCTGATTATCCAATAAACGATGAAACGCGTAAGAAATGGTTTCATTACCGCCAACACCTCCGTGACCTTCCAGGTATGTCTTCACCCGATCTCGATGAAAACGGGGAACTCACAGGTGTCGAATGGTCCGTTGCTCCTAAATAAAAAGAGAATTTCAATATTGAACGTCAAGAAAATATTCCGCGTATAAGGTATAAAAAGATGTCTATGAAACCAGTAGGAAGCCGAGCCGAAGTATTCCACGGAACTGCTGAGAAAACCTCAGGTGGTCTCCGCGCGAAAGATCTCATGTTGGATGCCAAGGATGGACAGATCAAGAGTGTACAAGCTCACCAATCTGCCCTTGACCGCATGAAGAAAGAGGGTAAGAAGCACTTGACAAAGGTCTTCAAGCCCAAGAAAGGTAAGTTTGCGCTCCAGCCCAAGGAAGGCACTGCCGCTTACAAGAAGAAGGTGAAAAAAATGATGTAATACTATAAGAATGACTCTCGCAAAGTGGGACGAGTCCGTTAAGTTGGCTAAGATCAAGTTAGGTTTGGACCCTAAGAGCTTTACCAAAATTCAGGGTAAACTTCTTAAGGAGGCACAAATCATATACCACCTTCTACTTTTGAATAAAAACAGTTAAATCTGGAATTGAAATCCCTTTAGGTTTTGTGGTTCATATACAACCAATTGATGGAGTTTCCAAGTACATCCGAACTTTCTGTTCAAGAAATACACGCTATTGAGTTCAACAATAGTATGTCCACTATTTCTTGCATAGAGACCATTTGAAACTTCCGTCTTGATTGGATTTTTATCTGCGTCGTAGACAGCCGCTTTGATCATACTATTGTGATCGGTATCAACCTTTACACGAAACTTTGGCTCGCGATCGGGACTTTCCTTGATATTTGAATTGAACATTGGTTGGATTTCATCCCTTGTCATCTTCTTATCAAAGATCTTTTCACTTTGTTCAACGACAGCATCAATGATTTTATTTTCAATTTGTTTCAAGGATTCATAGAACTTTTTAATATAACTTCCTTCTTCGTCGTGACCCTTGAGAGCCAAATCTACATTGTATTTAGTTGGTCCAACTTCTGGTGTGAAACCCGAGACACCAAAAGGCATGTATAACCGTGGGAATTGGATTCTCATGGGTGTACCATCTTTAGTGGAAAGAACAATCTTTCGATTGTTAAACTCGGCAATTTCTAAATTTTCAATAGCGTCGTTGATTTTAGACATTATGCTAATTGATTATCCAATTAAAACTTTAAGCTGAACATGCCACACACTCTGGTTCAAGGCTGAACTGAATTGGGCGCGCCTTTGCCTTAGATCGGAGATAGTACATCCCCGTTTTCAGTCCTTTCTTCCAACTGTACATGTGCATAGATGAGAGTTTGGACATTGTTGGAGATTCCATGAAGAGGTTCATACTTTGACTTTGATCAATGAAGCGACCACGATCTGCAGCCATATCAATGACATCCTTCATTTTGATTTCCCATACTGTACGATAGAGTTTCTTAATATCATCTGGAATATCTACAATACTTTGAATAGAGCCACCCGCCTTCACCATGAGATCCTTCATTTCCTTGGACCAGAGACCAATTTTCTTGAGATCATCCACAAGGTGTTTGTTTACGACAACAAACTCTCCAGCAAGAGTTCTTCGCAAGTAGATATTGGTTGTGTAGGGTTCAAAGCATTCATTGTTACCCAAAATTTGGGCGGTAGATGCCGTTGGCATTGGAGCCATGAGGAGACTATTACGAAGACCCTTCTCCTTGATGCGTTCCTTGAGAGCATCCCAATCGTAGTGAAGCTTGGTTTCCCCCTCCCACATATCAAATTGAAGTATCCCTTGTGAAGCTGGAGAACCCTCAAAGGTTTCATACGACCCATCAACTTCTGCCAATTCCGAACTTGCCTCAAGTGCGGCGTGATACATCGTCTCAAATATACGTGCATTGATTTCCTTTGCTTCATCAGAATCAAATGCAACTCTATGTAAAATAAATACATCCGCGAGACCTTGAACACCGAGACCAATTGGGCGGTGTCTCATATTAGACTTTCGGGCAGTCTCAACGGGATAAAAATTACGATCAATGACTCGGTTCAAATTTTTGGTGACAGTCTTTGTGACTTCATGAAGTTTTTGATAATCAAACGTGCGAGTCTCTTCATCGACGTATTTTGGAAGGGCGATCGACGCCAAATTGCAAACAGCTGTCTCATCCTTATCAGTATACTCTAAAATTTCGGTACAAAGATTGGAACTTTTAATCACACCCAAGTTCTTCTGATTACTCTTTTGATTACACGCATCCTTGTAGAGCATATATGGCGTACCAGTCTCGGTTTGAGACTTGAGAATAGCCTTCCAAACATCAGCAGCTGGCACAGTTGCGTTTGCGCGACCCTCCTCTTCATACTTTGTATAGAGGGCTTCAAATTCTTCACCCACAGCATCGGAAAGACCTGGCGCCTTATCTGGGCAGAAAAGAGACCAGTTACCACCTTCCTCAACTCGCTTCATGAAAAGATCTGGAATCCAAAGAGCAGAGAAGAGATCGCGGCATCGCGCTTCTTCATCACCCTGGTTGAGACGCAACTCAAGGAACTCCATGATATCTGCATGCCATGGTTCCAAGTAAACTGCAATAGACCCCTTACGGCGACCAGCTTGATTTACATAGCGTGCTGTGGCGTTAAATACGCGAAGCATAGGAATAATACCATCTGATTGACCATTTGTGCCTCTAATACGAGACTTATTTGCTCTTACATCATGGATGTGCATACCAATACCACCCGCCCATTTTGAAATTTGGGCACATTCAGTCAGGGTACCATAAATGCCGTTAATAGAATCTTCCTTGTTTGCGATAAGAAAGCAACTGGACATTTGTGGTCGTGGTGTACCCGCATTGAAGAGAGTTGGCGTTGCATGAATGAAAAAGCCTTTGGACATCTTATCATAAGTTTCCAAAACGGATGGAATATCCTCCCCGTGAATGCCAATAGCGACACGCATGAACATGTACTGTGGCGTTTCCATCAGCACACCATCAAGGCGTTGGAGATAACTTTTTTCAAGAGTTTTGAGACCGAAATAACCAAAGTCGTAGTCTCGCTTTGTGTCAATATCATCTCTTACACGACCGGCAACACGGGCAACTTCTTCTGTGACGATACCAGCCTTTGCCAATTTTTTCATGGCATTATGAAAGTTGTTTGGGCACACCTTCTGAATATTACTTGCAGTAATACGAGTTGCAAGAATTTCATAGTCTGGATCTACCGTAATCATACCGACACATATTTCAGCTGAAAGTGTGTCTATCTCCTGAACGGTAATACCATCGTAAAGTGAAGATGCAACCTGCTGGGCGACTTTAGAAGAATCGCAATTTTCTGAGAGTCCATACGTTAGATTCTTGATCCTATTGGTGATGTTATCAAATTTCATATCCTCAATACGACCTGAGCGCTTAACGACTCTCATGTTTACTAATTAGTCTACTTGTTTTATTTTTAACTTACTTACGGCACTTCTCGAGATCACCACTACGAACTTTGACGGTACCAAAAGTTTCAAACTTGCGATCCTTCTGGAGAAGATAGGTATTATTGAAGAAGGGACCTTCTTCACCTGGTTTACTCACTGGAGCATATGAGCCAACGAAGCAGGCTGGGGATTGGCATGGAATTTGTTCAACATTTGCGGGTTTGTTATTGTATGCTTCATCAAAGTCAGCGATGTTCAACATTTAGTATTTACAGAGTTTTTTTTCCAGGTCTATATTAAATGTGTGACAACCTCCACCTCGATTCCCTCAAACAGTGTGAGACTCCACTCAACACACTATTCTTTTCTGAGTTCAACCAAAATCTTCTCCAGCGTGGAATTCGTCAGGCGTTCAAGAACAAAACGGGTATCGCCATTGATCGTCAAAACCCAGATGACTTGTACAGTATTATGCGTGTTGTGTTCATCAACAACTCTGGAGATCATTACTCGCGTGTAAACGAACAAGTACGAATGATGAATGAGCGTGTGATTGAAACCGCGCTTGGACAAATTCAGACTGGTGTTTCTCAATATATGTCGTATGTTCAAGATATTGATACTATATCCACACCACTTGATCAACCAATCAATACCAGTACCGTGGGTAAAAAGATAGGCTACAACAACAAGATCGGTATCAATTAAAGTTTTGAATCATTAACAAGATAAGATGAGTTTAAATTATTACAAAACTGAAACAGAGAAAGTATGTAAATCCAAAGGATGGGACCGTGCAGCTGTAGACACGGTATGGCTTCTTCTCACAGAAGAGTTTGGTGAATTAGCATCAGCTATTCGTCAATACAAAAAGACATACAAGAAAACAGGTCTCAAAAAGGAAAGAGGTACGGATGTAATGATGGAAATGGGAGATGTTTTTAGTTACCTTTTTCAATTGGCGCATATGCTGAATGTAGATTTAGATCAGATGTGGGAAGAACATCGTTCAAAAATGAAAACGAAAAAATATAATCTAAAGTAAAAGTAACTATGAGTAAATATATGCTCGATGATGAAGATGCCATCAATGATGTGAATCCATTTGTCTCACACGATTTTTCCCTTCCAGGGGGTGTAAGACAGACAGGTGAATTTGATGATTTTACTGAAATGAGAAGTGAGTCGGGTATCTCAGACGAAGCACGTAGTGTGTACTGCGACTATGGACTTTGTGCGGAATCTACAAGTGCATGTTCTTTATCACGACCAATCCACCCAAGACGAAACATTGATACGGGTTTCACAAAAAATGATAGAACAATCATTGATCGCGTTGTTGTGGGTGTTGCGAAAAATCCAAGGTTTTCCATTATTGGTGCATCGATTATTCTTTTGAGTATTATTCTGATTCTATACTATGCAAGACGCTAAAGAAATGGGTAAGTCTTGATTCGTTTGTAGTTCGCTGAATCAGATCAGCCAAAGTATCATGACAAAACTTCTTAATAAACTCTCTCTGCCAAGCACTCTTAATGTTAATCCAAGGTGGTTGGAATGTGGGATCTAAAATTTTACTCGCGTGTGCAGTCCGAATATATGTGTGTATACTTCTCTTGTCAGCTAAGATGTTTTCAAGAGCAAGTTCAGCCATTTTCTGTCTAACTTCAAGAGTCTTTTCGCACATTGTGTCTAAAAACTTTTCATATGGAATAGATTGTGATTTGGATTTGAGAACGATCCAATCTGCAAGAGGTTTTGTATTTATGTAATCAATATAGGTTTCATATCCTTTACCCCGAACAAATCGCTCATGGACAATCTCAACATATTCCAAGTCAGATTCAATATCATAGACAGCCTTAGCTGACTTGATAAAAGAGGACATTTTGTTTTAATTTCGTGTGATTTCTCTAAGTCATTACCTAAGTGAGACCTTTCAAATTAAAAAACAAAACCTACTACGCTACGTGTATGTATTCAACAATTGCTAATAATAGCTTTTCTTATCTTCTGACTCTTGATGAGTTTAGAAAAGGACTTCCAGATGAGACGCGACCATCTTGGATAAAGATTACGACAATCACTATGGTCTCAAGCTTTATCCAAACTATTGATATTAAAAAACTTCGTCACATCTTTGAGAATCTGGAAACATTCAAGTTGAGACGTGCAGGTACCAAAGGAGATTGTGGTTTTGAATGGAAATTGAAGCCAACAACTTTCTACAACCAAGTGACTCTTACATACCATGACAGTTACAGTACCAAGTCTGTAAAAGTATTCCCAAATGGTTCTATTCAAGTGGCAGGATGTTGTGATCTTTTTGATTGTAAACGTATTATTACCCAATTGACATACATTTTTAAAACTTTTTTGGGAATGGAGATGCAAGTTCCAGTTGATTCTTTCAGAGTTGTTATGATCAATTCAAATTTCAGTCTCAATTACAACATCAATCTTATGCGAGTGGCACAACATTTTGAGAATAACGCAGATATCTTCAAAGTATCTTTTGAACCAGACAGATACAGTGCCGTCAAAATCAAGTTCAAACCTGCCCAAGACATGAAAGAAATTACGACAAGTATCTTCTCGACTGGCAAGATTATTATCACTGGCGCAGAAACTCTCAAAGAGATTGCTTTTGCTTATAACATTATCAATCAGCACATCAATGATGATCCAGAAATCCGTGTCTCACCCACACAGGAAACTGATGTATTTGATGTATTTTTAGGACACAAGTGTGAGCCCATGGTTGAACATCTTAGAAATAAGGGTTTCAATTCTTGGCTTCAAACGATTACCAACAGGCAAATTAATTTCTAGGTGTATTTTAATAAAGATGTCTCAACGACTTGGAATGGCCGATGGGCGATGCTTCACTATCAACTCCTCAGCCCAGCTTATGAATAACTACATCATGAATCAAAATGGTGTTAGCCTTGAAGATAATTATTCTTACCGACAACTTCTCCAAAAACAAGGACCAGAACTTCTTACTAAGCTTCAAGAACAATCTCGCGCGACCTGTGATCCATGCGATCGATACACCGATATGTCTAAGACTTACTAACTGAGGTAAATTTCAGTAAAAACTTTAAAATCATACTCTAGAATGTCACAATGTGCCATATGTCTCAATGATGTAAGATCAACGAGAACCAACGCACCGATCCGTTGCGGACATATGTTTCATTCCCACTGTCTAGAGGAATGGAAAGGTAAAGGTAAGAATACATGCCCCCTATGTAGAAAAGTATTTGACGTTTCACAATTTAAGGTTACAGTCACGGTTCAGAACAATTACACAGCGCAGTCTAACACTGTGTCATTGGAGAGTGAAGCCATTTTCAATATAATGGATATATTTGATATGTCTTTTGATGTTGAAAATACAGTAGATTTAGAGAGTTTGTTTGCGGACCTTGGGATGAGTCTTTCCGACCTTGATGCCCTTGTTCTTAATGCAGAATGAGCTACAATATGTTTCATAGTTTAATCCAGGATAGTTTCTATCAGCCTTACGAGGATCCTTGATAGACTTACCAGATGCATCAGTCAGAAGTGGGCCAGTAGCCCACCCACGCTTGTGACTGAATACATTGGCTTTAAAAACAATTTTCTTATTTGGTGCAAATTTACCAGCATTTTTCACTCTAGATAATGGAACTTTGAAAAATTTAGCTACAGACTCTTGTGTGTCACCAGGTTTAATACGATACTCAACAACACTGTGTTGAACGTAAAAGTGAAAGTCACCTTGACGAATGTAATTCGTTGGTCTTCCAGGACACACAAACATCATAACTTTGTAGTATCCCTTTTTACACTTTTCATTTGGTTTGACCTGATATACTTTAGTAGGATTATCGGATATAACACGTTTTGGAAGACCCTTACAATGTGTATAGTTGTGATTCATGTTTGATAACCCAGAACGATCACCTGGAATTGATTTTTGCCAACGATATGCTTCATAATCCCCAACTGCATATGCATAGCAATTATTGTTACCTATACCTGTAGAAGTTCCCCACTTTCGGTTTGTAAACTTCCTTTCAGAGCCACTTGTGGGCAACTCCTTCATTTATATTTCATACAGAAAAAAAATATTTTTAATAAATAAATGCAAGTTCTTGATCGTGTCGCCAAGTCTCAAACCAAGTCAGATATGCTCACCGAACTTCTTCTCTTCATTCTTAACATTCTCATCGCGACATTCGTTCTCCGATACGCGTGGAATCGTTCCCTTGTGAAGCACATTACCATCCTCAAGCCAATTGAGACTATGTTGGATGCTTTTGTTCTTGCACTTTCTTTGAGTATTATTCGCCCTTAAATCTCACTGTAACCCACGATCTTTTCACCATCGGGACTCACAAGAGTTGGGAAGGCTTCCATACCTGAACAACCTTCTTTGTCGCAATCAACAAACTTGAAAGGCTTATCAGCCTTTTTCATATAATCTAACTGTTTACGAGTCCAGCCACATCCCATGGTTCCGTAAACAGTCCATTGTTCTCCATTTGAAACTGACGCACTGACAGTCACGTCAACATGTCGCTTTCCGGTTTGGCTGAGGATCAAAAGATCAATGAGTACGAGGAGAGCGAGAAGCCACATATACTATACCATTACATATTTTTTATAAATTTACACATTTGTTCTTTGGTTAATTTTGGATCTAAACCAAACATCTTTACTAATTCTTCTTTCTTGTAAAGACGACACTTCCGCTTTTCAATCTTGAGATCACCATTTTTGTTGATGAAAATCTTTGTTTTTGTCACAGGTTTGGGTGTTGCTGGTTTCTTCTCAGCTGCAATCTTTCTTTCTATGTTACGAACCTGATTAATAACAAATGTTGTTGGTTTCTTCTCAGCTGCAATCTTTTTTTCTATGTTACGAACTTGATTCATAACAGATGGATCTCTTCCGCGAATTTGTGGTCTTTTTAATGGCTCTTTCGTTTTGGCAGCTTCCTTTTCAAGAACAGCTTTAGCGCGACGAATGGCACTCGCAGTAGTGGATTTGACTTTTTGTGGTTGTGGTTTAGGTGTCGCAGCAATAGTCTTTTTAGATAAAATTTTTCTAAGAATGCTACCTCTTTTCTTTGGTTGAAGGAATGGATGCTTCAAGATTTGATCATATGTTGGAAGACCGTGACTAAAACCAGGTTTCAAGCGTCCAGATATAAGATATGGATTGGTTGTTCCAATTCCTAGGTATTTTGCCGGAAACAAATCTTTTACGAATTGCTGAACTTTTGTCAATTCTGTATAACCCAAAATAATATTAAGAAAGTAATGAGCATCAAACATGTAGTGTGTTCCTGGGTAAATACCACCTTCATTTTTGAATTCTTCACTCACAACATTTGGATTTCTAACACCTTCAATTGTAGCCATACCAAAATCAATCATAATTGGTTTGTTACCTTCCAACACAAGGATATTGTTCCAATGAAGATCGTGATGTCTGAACTTTGGATACTTTTCGTGAATTCTCTTCAAGTTCTTAATGAGTTGTGAAATCAGAGAACGATAAGCATCGACTGTTTGCCCCTTTTTTAACCATTCTTGGAGAGTTTCACCTTTGATGTATTCAAAATAAAGTATATCTACAAGACCACATTTTTTATAGTGATACATGCGAGGCACGCCCATACCCCGTAGCTTTTCCGCTATGCGATATTCCATTTTAGCTGTGGGTTCATTGGTAACTTTCATGACAACTTTTGTATTACATTTATCTTCGAGGCAACCATAAAATACAGCGCCATAAGCTCCTTGACCAATCTTTCGAAGGTTCTTACCTTTTTCGATACGAAGACCCATATTTGAAAAAAGTTCACCCGAGTCACAAGCTTTCTTCCCGCGCAAAAATTTCTTTACTTCTTCACCGACTGCATTCTTCTGAGCATCGGTCTTGGCATTGTTGGCGATATGGACAAGATCCGCAAGTTTGACCATTCTTATTACATACTAACAAAATTTTCATCATACCATATGACAACTGGATTATCGTCGTCTAAATCTAATGTGATTTCATAAAGATGGCATTCATCTACATGACACATAGCTTGTTCAAGTACCTTTATGTTTTGACTCTCAACTGCACCACGCATCATTGAATACCCCATAACTTTCATGATTTCATGCCAGTGATATTGTGATTTTGTCGAACATGCAACTTTGAACGCCCGTAACATCATAAGACCTTTGAATATGTCCTTGTGGGCAGCAATCCAATATGTTAAGTATATTTTCTCCTCTTCTCCTGTATTGGACATCTCATATTCGACATAATCCGCAATTTCTTGTGTCATATTTCTGAGACCCTCATCATCCCCATTTTCAACGAGTTTTAGAAGTTGCTTTGAATTTTTCATATGAATTATTCTACAATAAAGTTTACTTAGGGTATTCATAAGAAGTTTCATTCTTCTTATCAATACTGAGATTGATTTTTTCATTACATTTTAATATTTATTCTTCATCTACTTCTTCATCTTCAATGTCATCTTCAATTTCACCTTCTTCTGGCAAATCAAGACCCTGGAAGGCAAATGAGGGAAGCTTGGTGGATTGCTCAATGAGAGCTTGTTGGAGACGGATAGTCACACCAAACTTGTTGTCAATGAACCAGATAGAACTGACATCAACAATAGCCATAGCCTTTTGACCCTTTTCAATGGTATCAAGAGACACTTGCTCCTTTTGCATATTGTATGCTTCTGGAACAAATGTCCCATCAGGCTTCGTGGCAATCTTGAGCTTGAGAGTTGATGGATATGGTTCCTTACCTGGACGAACAATCGGCTTGTAGAGCGCTTCACGAAGTACCGCGACATTAAATTCCTTACCGAGCCACTCCTTAGAGTTCTCGGCGACAGTATTCACGATGAGTTCATCAAGTTCCTTCAACTTGGTGTGAAGTTCCATTGCTTCGGCGTTTTCCGAATCAAAAGACAAGTCAAGAGAGTACGTCGTACGACCGGTGCCTTCATCAGTAAAAGCACTCAAACCATATGGAGAACGCATGAATGGAAGTTGAAGGTAGAGTTTTTTGTTGTCGCCACCGTTGAGATAGACGGTCTTACCGCCATTCTTATTCTTACGGAGTTTTGAAAAGCTGACAGAGGAGGCAGAAAATTCGGAGGATCGTTGGATAGCAAGCGACATTATGTAGAGGGTATTATATATCTTCTTGGTGGTTTGACTTTAAGTCAGTTTTTTTGTGTGACTATTATAAACTAATCATGGGTCTTTTTAAAGATTGTGGCTGTGGATGTAACGGTCAAAAGCAACAGGAGAAGTTCATCACTTCCCTCATTTCGGGTTTGACTTTTTTCATTATTGCAAACCCAGAGACATTCCGTCTTGTCAGGCGAGTTCTTGGTCCACGCATTGCGACCCCCAATGGATGTCCATCAACTATGGGTCTTCTTGTGCATTCCCTTGTGTTTATCCTCGTTGTGTGGGGTATGATGAATGTCAAAAAGGATATTCCACAAATAAAGAATATTGAATCCCTTAATGATTGCACCGATTGTGCTACCAAGAAGGTTGTTCCACCACCCAAACAAGTTGATGTTGTGATGGAACCAGGTATGGTGGATAGTCCATTTGTTGATACAGGTCTTGAACTTGAATCCATGGATCTCAATCCTATGTAATGATGAAGGAACGATCTGTCGTTTGTTCAATTTTTGTGAACGTTATATTTTTAATTTTTTCATTAATATTATTCAAATGTTTATTGGTAATAGTTGAACAATTTTCAATAAATATTTGACCATTGTATTCGACAATGAGAGGTCCGGGTCCGCCAACCACTGATTGTGGAATTGTGTGCATGTGTATATGTATAATTGGTACCTAATCTTTAAAAGTCTTCATCAAAGCCAATTTCATCCGAGGTGTCATCCATTTTACCATAGTCACCCACCCGCTTTTCAAAAAAGTTTGTCTTTCCATCCAAGCTAATATTCTCCATGAAGTCAAATGGATTCTTGGAGTTCCAAATTGGAGGTACCCCAATCTGTTTGAGAAGTCGGTCAGAAACATACTCAATGTATTCAGACATCTTCTCAGAGTTCATACCAATGAGGTTACATGGGAGGGCGTCCAAGATAAATCCCTTTTCAATCTCAACTGCTTCCTTAACAATTGAATGAATGGTATTGGTATTTGGTTTATTACGCAAAGTTTTGAAAAGTTCTACGGCAAACTCTTGGTGAAGACCCTCGTCGCGGGAGATAAGTTCATTTGAGAAGCAGAGACCTGGCATGAGACCCCGTTTCTTGAGCCAGTAAATCGCACAGAAAGAACCAGAGAAGAAGATACCCTCAACACACGCGAATGCGAAGAGGCGTTCAGCAAACGAACGAGACTTGGTATCAAACCACTTCATCGCCCAATCCGCCTTCTTTTGAATACATGGCACAGTTTGAATAGCTTCAAAGAGTTCCTTCTTTTCAGCAGGATCTTTGATGTACTTATCAATCAATTTAGAATAGGTCTCCCCATGGACCATTTCATTATGACACTGATACGCATAGAAAGATCGGGCTTCACTGATTTGCACCTCATCAGCAAAATTGTTATTGATATTTTCAAAAACAATTCCATCGGACCCAGCAAAGAATGCCAAGATATACTTTATGAATTTCTGTTCGTTATCATTTAGAGTCTTCCAATCGTCCAAGTCCTTGGATAGATCTACCTCTTCCGCAGTCCAATTGCTCATTTGAGCCTTTTTATAGAGATCCCAAAGGTGTGGATACTTCAGGGGGAAGACAGTAAATCTGTTTAAGGTTGAGGCTAAAATTGGCTCATATTCTTCTTCGACCCAATCTTGAAATTCAAAGTAGTTTCCGATACGACGTCCATCACTAAATATTTGAGGGTAGCTGTTAACATTGCCGTTACATAACTTGATGAGATCCTCTTTCTCAATCATTACTTTTTCATAATCAATCCCCTCCGATTCACAAAGTGTAACAGCGTGTTCGCAGTATTGGCATCCTTCCTTCGAATAAATTGTGATTTTCATCTGTGATATTATCCTTGATAATTTTTTGCTTGAAAACTCTAAGCATGATTGTGCCATCTGAAATAATTGAAAATGATATAGTAAAACTACTGGTAAACGAAGACGATGTAGAAGACGAAATGTTCGCTGTTGTGGGGATGAACACTGGCCTGGTTCTTGGAGTGCGATATTTAAACCCTACGGAACTCATATATAAGTCCGCATGTGTCTATCAACTTGAAGATGGAGATATGAATCCAGCTCCATATGAAAGTGTAATGGAACACTACCCAAGTGGAACAACTTTTGAAGATTTAGAGTTCAAATTAATCAAAGACCAAATGTATGCCCACTTGGAAGAAATTGATATTGAAGATTCCGACTCTGAAATCTATGATGAAGATGAAAGTGATTCTGAAATGGATGATTTCATTGTACCAGATGATGTGATTGACGGACAGGTGATACCACCTTCTGACTACAAATCCATTGACAAAGAATGGAATGCATGGAAGCCTTCAACTCCAGGCGCGCGAAGTTTTAAGGATACTGTTGATGCAATTGAAGCATTAGCAAAGGTGCATGCCGATAACCTAAGTTTTGGTGCGTAATTATAAAATCTAAAAAAGATAACGTCTTTTCATACCATGATGCTGGCAGCTATATGGTCCGATTTGGACCAACTATTACCCAAACAAAACGAACAAAAGCCAGTGAATACCAATTTTTGCCGTGAGTGCTCAGGTGTAAAACTTATTTCACCCGAGGGTCTCCCCACGTGTTCAGAATGTGGTCTCGTCGAAGATAACTTTGTTGATGACACACCTGAATGGACAAGTGGTATTACCGATGATGGGCGAGTAAACGATCCATCAAGGTGCGGCAATCCAAACGCAAATCCCGAACTCTTTTCACAAAATTGGGGAAAGGGTACTATTATTTCAACGCAACGCTCTTCAACTTACGAAAATAAGAGAATGGCAAAGATCAATTTTCATATGTCTATGAATCACAAAGATAGGTCATTGTTCCATGCATACAAAGATATAGATGAAGCATGTCACACTCTTCCGGATACTGTACTCAAAGATGCGAAGATGATGTATAGAAAGTTTAATGATGAGAAGTTAACCCGCGGCGCTGTTAGACTTGGAATCAAAGCAAATTGTGTGTTATATGCATGCCGCCTTGCACAGTTTCCAAGAACAACTAAAGAGATTGCCGATATGTTTGGCATTCAATCCAAGGATATTAGTCGTACAACTCAAATATTTAAAGATACAATTATGGGTGTGACGGAAAAGAATTATGTAACAAAAGCCTACGATGTGATGCAACGTCTCCTTAATTCTTTTAATGTATCACGAGAAGAGAAATACAAGTGTAACAAAATGTGTGGAGCGACTGATGACTGTATAGAACTTATGAGTAAGACTCCAAATAGTGTAGCTTCTGCGATTATTTACATAGTATTAGGTTCTACCATAACAAAAGCACAAGTGTGTGAAAGATGTTCTGTATCAGTACCAACGCTTAACAAAATAGAAAATATTATAAAAAAACACTTAGAGGGTAAAGGTTTATTGTAATAAAGGATGGTTAAATTGTTCCTATCAACTCCATGTTATGGAGGATTGTGTTTAGAAAAGTATATGACAAGTATTATTAAACTTCAACTTTTACTTGTGAAAGAGGGAATTCAATTATATTTAGATACCACCGAAAATGAATCACTTGTTCATCGCGCGAGAAATGTTGCAGTAGGTCGCTTCATGCAAAAAACGGATTGTGAATATTTCATGTTCATAGATGCGGATGTAGATTTTGACGCGGAATCTGTCGTGCGTTTAATAAAGTCGGGTCATGATATTTCTGTTGCATGTTATCCCAAAAAAGTTGTCATGTGGGAACAAGCAGCCGAAGCTGTCAAAAATGGGGATGACCGTAATATGGCGATGTTATCTTCAAGCCTGGTTGTAAACTTTGGAGCTAATCGTATTGCCGTTGAGAATGGATTTGTTCCTATTCTTGATGGACCAACGGGATTTATGTGTATTAAACGCGAAGTATTCACAAAATTAGAAGAAAAGTTTCCAGAACTGTGGTGTAAAAATGATCATCAAAACAGAGATTTTGATGATTATCATGCATGTTTTGATTGTATGATTGACCCAGGGTCACGAAGATATCTTTCAGAAGATTATGCCTTTTGTCGTCGCTGGCAACAATGTGATGGTAAAATTTATGCGGACATAAACACAACACTTGGTCATGTTGGAAACTTACCTTTTAGTGGATGCCTTAATGATAGGCTTAAGGTTTAGATAATAATAAATTGTAATATGAAGATCTGTACAGTCGTAACAACTCGATCAAAATCGTGTTCTGTAAAGACACTTCACACAATCCTCAAACTTAACATTCATTGTATTCAAAATAATGTTCAGAATGAAATTTTATATGTAAATGACGATCCATTTGAAAAAGTAGATGTGATTCAAAAATGTCTACCAAGATGTGATCGTCTATTCTTCATTGATTTTGGTATTAGCGTTGACGAAGAATCTGTAAAGCAGATTTTTAATAATCATGAGGGTGTTGGTATACTTGTTTTCCCAGGTGTGAAAGAAGGTATTGATTGGGGACTCTTCAAGCATAAAATTCAAGAGGAATCAACCGAACCAATTTCACAAATGGGTCTCAATTTTGACACAGAAGTCGGTAAAAAGATTTCAAAGGATATTTATTCCGTAACAAGTACAGAGGCAAAGTCTTGGGTTATGTTTTCTAAGAATGTAATGAAAAATGCAAAGGATAAGAAGGGTAATTTCAATCTCAATGTAAAACTATTTGAAAAATTGAAAGAACAAGGTGTGAAGATTTATGCATTTACAGCAGCTAAGTTGATCATGACTTATTCACATGAATGTGTTAGCAATATTCTTAACGCAGCTGGTATTAAAACCAATTAAAGTTTAAACCATTCATAAATACATGTCATCGCCAATTCACAAACATGTTGTAGATTTCATCCATCATGTTTGGGGAAGCAAGGATTATTTCCCAGGTCCACAACCCATCTCCATTGAGTATAAACATTTCCCAATTCTCAAAGGTGGTGAATATGTTGTCTGCGAGAAAACGGATGGTGAAAGATACATGTTGGTTGCCACAACGTTTGAAGGAAAGCCGCTATGCTTTTTTGTAAATAGGGCATTTGACATGATTGAAGTTAAGATTAGACTCAATAAGCGTGTATATGAAGGTACGATATTAGACGGCGAACTCTACGAAAATACACTCATGGTTTATGATGCTCTTCTTGTGTGTGGCAACCCGGTGGGACATCTAAATCTTATTGAAAGACTTAGGGAAGCTGAAAATATGATGAAGGGTATCATTTATATGAAGTTTGATAACTATCGTCTTAAAATGAAAACATTTTATTCCATGCAAGACTTTGATAACTTTATGTATAAATATCTTCCCACAGTTGAACAAAAAGTAGACGGTCTCGTGTTTACACCTGTAAACGAGCCCGTGAGAATTGGAACACACGAAACTATGTTCAAATGGAAGCCTCGTGAAAAAAATACAGTTGACTTCCACATGAAGAAGGGAAAATCTTTTGATGGTGAACCAGTTTGGAAACTCTACGTTCAAGAGAAAGGAAAACTATTTTATGAAAGTGAGTTTCCAATTAGTCGTATGAATGAGCCTTGGTTTGAAGAAGGTGCTATTGTTGAGTGTATGTACATCACATGGGAAAAGGGTCCTTTGTGGTGGAAACCTATTAAGAGAAGGCGGGATAAAACACATCCCAATAATCGCCGAACGTTTTATAGAACTATTGTCAACATTAAGGAGGACATTCAGATGAAGGAGTTTTTAGATTGTAGACCAGAACATAGTGCCCCGCCGTCGTAGGAAGTTCAGCTTCATTTACAAAATCATCATTTATGTAATACCACTTATTTTTGTGTTTTACAAAACTCACGTAATGTCCATCATGTTGTATACCCATGTGTACAGCACTCGCGATAAGATTATATTCATACTTGTCTATTAAAATTTGTTCAATGACATCTATATTACTTTTTCTATCAAATGAAATCATAAGAACTTGTGGAAGTTTTGAAAATACCATTCGGGTTGTAGCTACATTGTGTACCCGCCCTTCTGTATCTTCAAAGTTTTCAATAACATTCCAATCCGCACTCTTTATTAACATTTCACCCAAATCATTACCATGTGAAGTTACGAGATGAATACTAAAATCTTCCACCAAACTTGATTTGCCATTTGGCCAAATAGTTTCTTGTGTTTTTTTACCGTAAAACCATTGTTTTATATCTGGACATGATCTCTCAAGAATATCTATTATACAAAGAATCGCCTCTTGTGCATCGTGGGGTTTCCTATTTTCAAAACGTGGGAAGTGTTTGAAGAAGTGTTCCATGATAGATTTCAAGTTGACAATTCCTTTTTCTTTTGATATCCAATAAAAATGAACAAGTTGTGCATACAATTGTGTAAACTCACAATCACCTGTATACTCAACCTGTAAAAAGTAATTTGAAAGTACTGGAATATGAAGTAAACATTGTATTGCTGTGTTAAAATAACAAGTATTTCCAAGGTTTAAAAAACCTCTCATTACATTTTGTGTATAAAAAACACTTAAGAAAATACCGCGTAATGATAATTGTAAAGATAAACAATGCACGACATCAAAGCTATTGTTGAAAAACTCCTCCCAGTGTTTGAAGCACACAAGGAGGAGGAACACATTGAAATTGAGATGCGTCTTGGAAAGCATAACGGGTCATTTTTTGACACAAACGTTGGTAAAGATACCTTCGAGAGAGTCTTGGAAGGTCTTCGTAAATATGATGGTTGGGAAAAGACAGAAACTACAAATAGTGATGTATATTATTGTGACGCTAATAGCATTCGTCTTTCTGTAAATCAAGATAGTGGAGATAATGGTGTCATGGTTCAAAAGATTAATGTGTTGAAGGAGGATTTCAATGGAACACCCCTTGATATGCGTTTTAGTGTGTCCAGAGAGATTCCAACTTGGGGTGAACACGAAATGGATCGCGTTCGTACAAAAATGCGTCACTCATTTGTTCGTAAGAACCTCAGTATTGACATGACAATTTCATCTGGTGATAATGTTGACATGGACTCTGAAGAGCCTTGTTCTTATCAGATTGAGTTTGAAATCATTAAACCTCAAGATGTCACATCTCGTGACGAATTTTTCAATATCATTCACAAGGTGAATGACCTATCTAAATTAATTCCTGTGTAATAATTAAGATGCTACGTTTCATACTCCTTGCCTTAATCGCTTTAGCTCTCATACATGAAAAAGTAAATGTCACAGACGAAGTCGCGGGTTCTAAAAACTTCCATCTTAGTGGAGGTGCGTCAAAGCAGATGTATCTCCTCATGCATAAAAATGGAATGAGTCAAGAAGATCTTAAGAAGTTCGTTCAATTGGAGGATCGTTTTCTTCAAATTGAACGAAATTCGGTATGTTCGGGAATACCCAACTATGTGGAGGGTGCTGTGATATCTAATTTAATAAAAGAAATGTTTCCAAACTACAACTTTGCGTACCACACGATTCACCTCAATCAAATTGGCGAACCAACTAAAATTGTGAACACACGAGTAACATGTTAAGAAGATTCCATACAAGCATTTTATGCTTTGGACTCTCAATTTTACTGTAATTTCTAACGATATACATGATGAGCGCATTATCGTCCTCATCATGTGTTTCCAATAAATATTTAACTGGATCGGGTGCATTCGCGAAATCATCGTTGATTTTATATTCCAACTCGAGTTCGCAAATTGACCTTCCACTTTCACGACCCTTTCTAATGTAGTCGGCGATAATATAGAATACTGCGTCTAAAAGTTCCTCAACGCACATATCAATCCAGGAGTCTGTGGGTGTTCCCCATTCCTTTGTGTCGGAATTAACAATGATACCGTGACCGTAGCGCTTCTTGCCAACCTCAAGGCGTTCGATTAATTGCCGCTCAACTGATTCCATTTCTAATAATAACTAACGCTTCGTCCTTAAGTTTATCCAAGTCTTCTTATAATTTTGAAGTTGTTTCATGGTTGGACCACGAGTTATAATGTAGTTGGTCGCCGCATTTTTATATTGTGTCACCAAGTTGCGTGGAACATCATTGACATTAATTTGATTCATGATGACTTTCTTTTCAAGGTTACGTACTCTTTCTATTTTCCAATTGCTAACTGCCTCCTTCTTAATCCGATCTATATTCTTTTTGAATGGCAAACCTAATTTATTTCCTTTGTTCATTTGATTGATCTTCGCTTTGACAGCTTTTACATCATTATCAAGAGAAGGCATATAATTTTTGTATCGGTTCATCCAACGAGTGCCATACAATTTAACAAGATCTCTACGAATTGAGTTCTCATTGAGACCTCTCTTTTTAATGACTTGCTGTATCTTTGCCAATTCCTTTTGCTTTGCTACTTCTTTGCGAGTAGGTGGTGTCTTTGGTTTTGGTTTTGGTTTTGGAGCTGTCATAGCGTTACGCACATTTTCAATCTTTTTACACAAAGTTGCCTTTGTTTCCTTGGGGTCAAGTTTGATGTTAAGAATACCCGCAACTCTAAGAAGTTCGGTTTTGCTATAGCCCGTGCACGTCGCGCGACCAACCTTGAATGTGTTACCCGTGCCCGAAAGATTAACATTCTTATTTTTATCAGTATTACGGAATGTAGCAGTTTTTGTTTTGGACATGCCTTTAATTTTATTACAAATCTCCTCCTTCTTTGTTGATGTAGTGATTCCAACAACACCCATTTTCTTTGCGAGATCCACAAGTTCTGGTTTGGGCATGCGCATACATTGTTTACTGTCAATCTTGAGTGCTGCGCGTTGCTTAGTGCTCAAAATCATTTTTGATTTGGGTACTCTAAGAGACTTCCCCTTCACCAATCTATTTGGCACAGATGCGGTGAGTGTAATTTCACCATTTTCATACAATACTTTTGCCAATTGAGATCCAACTGCATAAGCGGACAACATAATGGCAGGTGTTGAAGCGCCAGATATTTGAATATTACCACTCTTGGATAAAATGTATTTGTTTTCCTTGTATGTTACGTACATGAATGGAGATCTTTCTATGTTATATTCAACATATGAAGCTCCGTATTGTCTTAATAATTTTATAGGAAGAGTTTCCATATTATTGAAAATACCATTCACTCTAAACTGACCACTGAGATTGTTATACTCAAATGGATTGTATAAGAAAGCTTCACGATCACTATATGTGTCTACCATGAACCGACGAATAAGTTCTGGTTGGTTTGCAATATTAGCTCCAATAAACCCACCCGAGAAACGAATTTTACCGTTTCTGTAAAAGTTGACTGTGGCACCCTTTGATTCTGTACCATCAGAAATAACAACTTTTATCTGAACTGTAAAGAATTTTTTATTAATATCACCCTTCTTACCATATTCACGAGTATGAGAGAAACCTGTACTAAATCTACCATAAATACCATTGATCTCTTTTGTGTCTATATAAAGACCTTCACCAATAGGTGTTTTTTGAAGCGGAGTCTTGAGAAGAATTTTCTTGATATCAATTCTTGTTTCTGAAGTAAAATTCTTATTTACAGTCGCATTAAACATACCTGGATTTAACTTACTCACCTTAAATGCAATTGATGGTGGTGGAACAGCCGCAGCAATTATGTTATTTACGTTGTTATCACTATTTGAGACATTCACAAATTGTGCAAATTCGCCGTAATTGGAATTGTCAATGATATTTTTTTCAAGACGTTGAGGAAATCCCATATCAGCTTCAATCTCGCGAACCAATGCGTTATTTGACGCAGTTGTAGAAACAGAACTTGGAGATGAATTGATTTCTACTCCCGACTGCTTCACAAATTCTTTGAGCTGTTGGCTCATTATTACTATTGGACATCATTTTTTTTAGTAATCTTCGCTGAAGCCCAGATTTTCTTCCACCACATCAACACCATAGATGATCGGTTGTCTTGGATATGTACGACCCTTGTAAGTGACCACCTCTTCCCTGACTTCAATGTCACGGGAACTGAATGGACCTGCGTAAAAGTCCTGATTAAACTTGGGGCGTCCCAAATTATTTGCTTGACAATGTTGATTGAAGACTTGAATGAAGAGCTTTTGTGGCACGAATAAGTCTTTCCCAAAGATAATGTTCGTGGATTCCAAAAAGTTGTGTAGTGTACTTGCAACCATAGCCACTTGCTTCTGAATCTTCTTGAAGTATTCTGGAACTACATTCCAAATGTCCTTGTCTCTGTATTTATTTGAATAGTCAAGATAAGCCCGAACACACTTGAGAAGAATAATAGGTAACTCCCGATTTAACTTTTCATCAAGTTGTGGATCTGCGTCTCTGACCTGCTTGGAGAAGTTCCATGCCAAAATACGACGTAGAACTGAACCCGAGTTATCTTTCCAGTTTGGAACTTCATTACCACCTAAAACACCTGGAACATTCCATTCAATAGAAACAGCAGTCTTGTTTTTGACAGCAACACTTACATCTTCTCCACTTACCATAGATTGGAACTCAGCTTGTTCAAGGGCGAGATCACCTTTGACCTCTGGGGCAATAAACATGAAAGAGTCTTTGATCGCTGAGAGACCAAACTTCTTTTCAATATTATTTGAGAGTGTACCCACATCTTCATTTTCATAAAACTTTTTGAAGACCTTTGTAATAAGGGTTGATTTTCCTGATCTGGCAATACCCTTGAAGAATGGAATCACTTGCCATCCATCGAGTTCGCCAACATCGTAGCACAATCGCCCACCCATTACATAAGCCCAATTACATACCTCATCCTCAAAATTTTGATACTTGAGAACTGAATCAAAAAATGGCGTTGGAATGTCTTGCCATTTTTCAATATGTGAGAAATCATCAAATTGTTGATCAAAGTATTTACATGCAATAATAGTTGGATCAAGGCAGCGGAACTCGCGACTGTCATAGGGATAGAATCGACAATCATAGACACCACGATCTGGAATCCACTCCTTACCAACAAATACACCATTTTTGAATGACCAGACGTGGCGTCTTTTTATGATTTCTGGAAATTGAGCGTCAATACACTTAGTCATGTTATCAATGACATCACGGAACACACTCCCACGACTTGTAAAATTTTGCCACATTTCAAACGCATCATCCTTATGGGCAAGGGAATATACATATTGTTCAATGGTAAACTTGGGTTGCCATGCACGAGTATGATGTCCTTCAATAGTCCTGATTTCTTCACAACATTGCCCCTTATAACGACGATATCCCACTTTGCCTAATTGATCTAACGTATACAAAAGACATTTTTGAAATGGGGTTGATTTTTCAACTGCTTCACTGTCAAGTGTTGTTGGATCACCAAGGACATTAAATTGTGGTTGAGCAGTTGGATTCTCTACTCGTTCATATGACATGTAATGGCGGCGAATATTGTGATATCCATCATCTATTTGTTTTTTGACATTGTTAATACGCTTGACAATTGTTATACCGTCATCATTGGGTTCATTCTTATGAATCTTCAGGTCTCTTGTATGATTTTTTAAATTGGTAAGGTATACACTTTGTTTATCACGAATACCTTTGATAGCTAAAATATCAATCTGATTTGGAATTGGATTACCTGCGTCATCAAAGTTATCAGGATGAATAAATTGACGATATCCCAACTCACGGGCATTTCTAAAGTCATTTGTTTTCAGAGACCACGCCTGTTCAAACTTGTTAATGACATCGTGCACTTGTTCTTCTTTCATTGATTGGATGTGTTGTTTCTGAAGTTCCTTTAGAGCCTCATACTTATTAGGTTCCTTATCAATGAAATGGGTGTGCTCCATTTCTATGTATTTAATGAATTACGATTTTTGTTTCTAAGCTGATTTTGGGGGTTGCATCTTGGCAAGCATTTTAATTAATATCTTGTTTTGGGTTTCTAATTGATAACAAAGATTTACCAGAGCAGAACACACAGTATCTCCGTCTGGGGTTGCTAAAAGAGAAGTCATAAGACCCGCAAGATCAACACCTTCTTCATCTCCCTCTTCTTGGAAAAAATCTTCATCCTCAGTTAGTAAAATATCTTCTTCATCTTCTTCTTCCGAGACAATCTCACCATCTTCAACTTCATCAACAGATTCTTCATCCTCAGGACGAGACGACATTTTAACTTAGACTGAGAATTTTCAAAATCAAAAATTTCGCACTTGGTGCGATTTTGTCCAGAAAAAAAATGTTGCTCTATAGTACAAAAACTCTCACAATGGCCGGTGGTCTCATGCAACTCGTAGCTTATGGCGCTCAAGACGTCTACTTGACTGGTAACCCCAAGGTTACCTTCTTCCAAGCGGTGTACAAGCGTCACACCAACTTCGCGATGGAAAACATCGAACAAACTGTTAACGGTACCGCCGCCAACTCCGGTCGCGTGTCCGTCACTATTGCCCGCAACGGTGATTTGGTCGGCGACATGTACGTCGAACTTCAATCCGCTGCGGCGAACACCAGCACAGCTGATGGCGATGATGCTTGCTGGGTCGCTGAGCGTGCGATCGCTTCCGCCGAATTGTCCATCGGTGGTCAACGCATTGACAAGCACTACCAACGCTGGTGGCGTTTGTACTCCGAGCTTTACTTGGACGAGTCTAAGAAGGCTAACTGGGCGAAGATGACTACTGCCAAGACCGGTAACACCGTGTACTTGCCATTGATTTTCTTCTTCAACCGCAACCCAGGCTTGTACTTGCCTTTGATTGCTTTGCAATACCACGAAGTCCGCATCGACTTCGATTTGACCAGCACCTTCTCCACCTACTTGAGCACCTCTGTGTTCAAGGTGTGGGCGAACTACGTGTACTTGGACACCGAAGAGCGTCGTCGCTTCGCGCAAAAGGGTCACGAATACCTTATTGAACAAGTGCAACACACTGGTTCCGACACCGTCACCGCGGGTTCCACCTCCAACAAGCGTCTCTCCTACAACCACCCAGTTAAGGAGCTTGTGTGGTGCTTCAACGACCCAGCGGCGGCGAACGTTGCCACTTCTTTGTGGAACTTCACCTCCGAACCAGCGGCGGCTGACATTGTCCTTGAATGCGATGCCCGCGCGGGTACCGCGGCTAACTGCTACGTGCCAATTGGCCAAGCGGGCGGTGTGCCACTCTACAACGCGGATGCTTCGACTTCCGACTTCGATGAAGAGCGTGTTGGTCCAATGACTGACTTCAAGTTGGTCCTCAACGGTCAAGACCGATTCAAGGCCCAAAAGGGTAAGTACTTCAACCAAGTGCAACCATACAACCACCACAGCGGTAACCCATACGCTGGTGTGTACTCGTACTCTTTCGCCCTCAAGCCAGAAGAGCACCAACCAACTGGTACTTGCAACTTCTCCCGCATCGACAACGCGCAAGTCGCGGTCACCCTCCCAGCGGCGGTTGCTTCCACCACCATGCACATGTTCGCGGTCAACTACAACGTTCTCCGCATCCAATCCGGTATGGGTGGTTTGGCCTTCTCCAACTAAGTTGTTGATGGCTTAAATCTATAAAAAATTCGATCGCGTCATTTATAAAAACTCAAAAATTAAGATGGATCAAGCATCCTAATTTTTGTGCGAAGTAAATTAAACATACCTCCCTCATAACAGATAAGAATGATTTGCGTGTACACGGATGGTAGTTGTCTCGGTAATCCAGGCGCCGGTGGATGGGCGGCACTCGTCGGAGATCTACAAATATATGGTGGTTGTGATAAGACAACGAATAACATCATGGAAATGACGGCAGTTGTGAAAGCCCTTGAGGAATGCCTCAAAAAAGACATTCTTGAGATACAACTATTTACGGATAGTAATTATGTCAAGAATGGAATATCTTCGTGGATTCATGGATGGAAAAGGAATGGATGGAAAACCGCGTCGGGGGCTCCCGTGAAGAATAAAGACCTCTGGGTTCAAATGGACACTCTTACCCAAAAAATGACTTCTGTGGAGTGGAAGTGGGTCAAGGCGCACAATGGACATCCACAAAATGAACTCGTGGATAGTCTCGCGTACCAACAGGCGACAAAAATTAAAAATACCCGCGTAAAATAATGGAAGCACATGAGGAAACTCACCCATGGTGTGAGAAGCAGGAGAAGCTTCTAAAATCGTGGGCGGAGAGAGCTGCAGGATACCGCTGGCTTCATAACCACGCGCGACTTCACTACAAAAAACAGAATGATTACCTGTCATATCCGAGTATAGTCATCGCGAGTATTACAGGTGTTGGGGGTTTCGCGGTTCTCAATCCAAGTGGGAATGATAATGTTTCAACCGAGACCCGAGCCAAGATTATGATTGTTCAGTACTTTTTTGCATTCCTCAATGTTTTGGGGGGTATCCTCACATCTATTAGTAAGTTTAGTCAAAGTCTTGCACTTTCCCAATCACATTCAGTTATGTGTGTTCAATATTCAAAGTACTATAGAAATATAGATATGGAATTATCCCTTGATGAAAATGATCGCACGTGTGTTGTTGAGTTTGTTAAGAAGTGTCGTGAAGAGTATGACAGACTTCTTGACGAAGCCCCAGATATTCCCGCGATATCTATAGAGGCTTTCAACATTGAATTTCCAGACAAGGTGAATAAACCTGATGTATGTAATGGTCTAAGTATTATTATTTGTGATGAGACCGCGTCACAACTCGCATCAAGACGAGCAGTGACCAGGTGGTTGGGGGCGCTCAAGGGTATTACCCGTAA